ATGCGAGGTGGGGAGTGTTGGGAGCAGCGAACGTTGGAGCAAACCATCAGAGGGACAGAATCTGGATTGTTGCCAAATGGCGTGGACAGCTTCCATACGCCCAACACGACAGGATTAGACGGTGGGAGCAACAGCAGGCGAGCACTACGCAAAAAAATGGGGTTACCAACACCAAACAGCAGGGATTGGAAAGACGGTCAAACAGCGGGGAACAGGAAATCGCCTGGGCTGGGAGTAGTGGCGCATTGGCCGACACCAAGAACAAAAGGAATGTGTGGCGGAACTGGGAGTTGGGATTTACTCAAGAAAAACACAACAATCGAAGAAGCTCGACTAATGGGGGCGGGGAATGGTGGTCAATTGAACCCGCCGTGGGTCGAGTGGCTCATGGGGTGGCCAACAGGGTGGACAGACTTAAAGCCATTGGAAATGGACAAGTACCATTGTGCGCCGCAACAGCATGGAGAATTTTAAGTGAATGATGAACACAGACAAGTCGCAAATTCAATCCTCAGCCGACTTAAAGACGGCGAAGAATTTAGCCGATCTACCGTTGACCAAGCGCTTAGAGATACAGGAGACATTGCGCCAGATGGAAGCAAAGGATTGGATCAAGAGATACAACAAGAAATTGACGGAGGATGGGAAACTGGGTGCATTAGCATGGTGGCAGCAAGTCTCATCCGAATTAGTGAAAAAGCGTGGGACGAAAGCCGTAAACGACTTGCGGAGGCGAATGAATGAGACACGCTAAACGTGTGGACGCAAACCAAGATGCCATTGTTGCCACGTTAAGGGCGGCTGGCGCTTATGTTTGGATTATCAGTTTGCCTGTAGACCTTTTGGTGGGGTACAAAGGTCACACGTTTCTGGTGGAAATCAAAACCACTTCTAAAAAGCGTTTAACCGCCCTACAAGCCGACTTTTTTGAAAATTGGATTGGTGGTACGTTGGCAAGGATTGACAGCCCTGATGCGGCTTTACGCATGATTGGAGTTTTAAGTGAGAAGCCTTGAGCAAAACCGCCTTATGTGGGCAAACCTTGAGGATATTGCCCAGCAGGTGGTCTGGTACGGTCAAAAGCTACACAAAGAAGAATGGAAAGACGTTTTGACCGCCGCATTAAAAAAACAAAAGATTGTGCCTGGCATCGAGGGCGGGTTTGTTGTGATTGGCGCAAGGACAAGCAAAATGACCGTGGCAGAAATGAACGAGCTGATTGAGCTGGCTACTATGTTTGGCGCACAGCAAGGCGTTAAGTTTCGGGCTTTAGAGGAATAAAAAAGGGGATCGGCACAAGGCCGACCCAAAATAATCACCGCAAGCACAAAAAACGGCAACCAAGGAAAAGTATACCCATGTTTCAAAAACATCAATATGTAAGGTCAAAAAAACTTTTAAAACTGGTGGCGAGGCTTGATTGCCAAGCCTGTGGGTCAGGCGACATGGTGCAAGCAGCACATTCAAATTGGGGCGGCGGTAAAGGCAGAGGCATCAAAGCTAACGACAATTTGGTGGCTGCGCTGTGCCTCAAATGCCATTATGAGATTGATCAAGGCAAAAAGTTAAGCAAAGAAGAACGGCAACAAAAGTGGATGGCGGCACACATGGGGACGATTCATGCGTTAACCCAAGCGGGATTGTGGCCTGTTGACTTGCCCATCCCAACGTTTACAATTGACACGCAGTTGTCTCCTTTGCAGGGGCATTGACCCCTGCTTTTTTAGGATTACCATGAAAAAAGACGTAGCCGACTTTATTTCCACTCTGTTTCACAGCTCAACGGTGACACATTTCATGCACCTAAGCACCGATTCATATGCCGTTCATAAGGCTTTGGGAAAATATTACGAAGAAATTATTGAATTAACAGATGATTTTGCTGAGGCTTATTCTGGATGTTACGAAAAAATAAAAGATTTTCCTGAGAATTTTCACAATGCCAAAGACCCTGTTAAGTATTTAACCAGCATCAAAGAATACGTTTACAAAAACCGTGAAGCATTGCCTGATGACAGCCAATTGCAAAACATTGTGGACGAAATAGCGGCGCTAATTGATGCAACTTTGTATAGGCTAACGTTGAAATGATTAGGATATTTGCTGGATATGACCCAAGAGAGGCTATTGGCTACCATGTGTTCTGCCAAAGCTTGATTGAGCGCACCAGCGAGCCTGTCGCTATAACACCTTTGTACGGTACACAACGGGACGGCACTAACGCATTTACCTATCAGCGGTTTTTAGTGCCCTATTTCACCAAGTTTACTGGCAAGGCGATATTCTTAGACGCAAGCGATATGCTGATGTTGTCCAACATTGACGATCTTGCCAAACTATTTGACCCGACCAAGGCGGTGCAGGTTGTTAAGCACGACTACTTGACCAAGCACCCAAAAAAGTACATTGGTACGCCAATGGAAGCGGTAAACAAGGATTACCCTAGAAAAAACTGGTCAAGCCTAATCTTGTGGAACTGTGACCACCTAAGAAACAAGGTGCTGACACCTGATTTTGTGGCTGACCACAGCGGATCAGACCTACACCGATTTGGTTGGTTGCCCGATTCACTTATCGGTGAGTTACCGAAAGAATGGAACGTATTGGTTGGTGAACAGGAAAACAAGAACGCCAGAATTGCACATTACACGCTGGGCATACCTGAGTTTGACCACTACCAAGATTGTGATTACAGTAAGCAATGGTTCAATACCAAAAGCCGACTAATGAACGGCTTAATCAAAATGAAAGAGGTAACCAATGCCTAGTCATTCTGCAAAACAAGCCCGATTTATGCAAGCTGCGGCGCACAATCCAGAGTTTGCTAAAAAAGCCGACATTCCTGTTAAGGTTGCCCAAGACTATGCGGCGGCTGACAAAAAGATGGCGCTGGCGAAAGCCATAGCGAAAAAAAATGCCTAAAAAGATGGGTGATTACAGCTTATTAGCCCAAGCGATTAGCCGACAGCCTGGCCTTGCGCCTTACGGCATGAGGTATTTGGAGGAGGGGCAAACCCTGTCCGATGCCACGCTAAAGGGCAAAGGTTATTTTGGTGAAATACCAATGAACCAAGGCGGCGCAATGACTGAGCTGTCTAGTGCTTACGACCAAAACGGCAAACTGGTCTCTCACCCATTAATTGTGCCAACCCTTAACAAACAAGAGGTTGACCTGTTAAAAATGGGATTAGAGCCAACACCAGAGATATACAAAAAAGCACAGGACTATGCTCAACAACGTATTGGCGCAGGTCAAAGCCCATTTGCCACAAGACAAGAGTTAAGATACCCAATTCCAACAGAATAACATAATGCTTTATTATGAATGACGTAACTAAAGTAGTTAAGACTAGAAAGAAAGCAGGCGGTAGGTCTGCGGGTACGCCTAATAAGGTCACAGCGCAGGCTAGAGAGGCGATAGCGATGTTTGTGGATGGTAATGCCCACCGACTTGCACAGTGGCTTGATGAGGTTGCTATGGGCGTTCCTGAGCATGACATAAAACCCAACCCTGCCAAAGCCTTTGAGCTATTTCAATCAGTGGTTGAATACCATGTACCCAAACTGGCAAGGACAGAGATTACTGGTAAGGACGATGGCCCAGTAGAAATGGTGGTGACATGGGGCGGCGTGAAGTAATCTTGCCCTATAACCCTCGGGCGGCTTTCATGCCATTCCACTTGAGGACGGAAAGATGGTCATGCCTACTTGCCCACCGTAGAGCTGGAAAGACGGTAGCGGCAATTAACGACTTGATCAAACGAGCCATCACCGAAAGCGGTCGGGGCGCACAGTACGCATACATAGCACCATTCAGAAGCCAAGCCAAGCGGGTGGCATGGGATTACCTTAAGCATTACGCCGCGCCAGTTACTAAAAACACCAATGAAGCCGATTTAATGGTGGAGTTGGTGAACGGCGCAAAGATTATGTTGTTTGGCGCAGACAACGCTGACGCTATGCGGGGCATGGGCTTTAACGGCGTTTACATGGACGAATACGGTGACTTTAGACCAAGCGTATGGGGAAACATCATCAGACCGTGTTTGAGTGATCGTCTTGGTTGGGCTGTGTTTGGTGGTACGCCAAAGGGCAAAAACCAGTTTCACGACATTTACAAGGTCAGTCAGGTAGTGCCAGATTGGTTTTTGTTACGGTTACCAGCATCAGTGTCCAAGCTATTGCCAGACTCAGAATTGCAGGCGGCTCGGTCTCAGTTAAGCCAAGACCAATACGATCAGGA